AAAGAAAGAAAGAACCCTACAACTAAAGAATTTTTATTTGCAAAGTATGTAGCAAAGGGTGAAGACATAGTAGAAGCTTTTATGAAGGTATATCCTGCTAAAAGCGAAAAGCATGCTAAGAAAGGTGCTAAGTTACTGATGAGTACAAAAAGGATACAAGGTTTGGTAAAGGAAGAAATAGAAAAAGTAATGAATGAGGCTGAAATAACTCCTCTTTACATACTTGAAAAAATGAAAGATATTATAGAGTCCGATGCTTCTAGAGATAGTGATAAAGTTTCTTTGTTAAAAGAACTAGTTGCTATATCTGGCATGAGAGATACTGAAAAGAAGTCTGAATCTGTTACAGTATTTCAAGGATTTTCAAGTGACCAGCTTGATGCTATAAGTGGCAATAACACAAAAAAGCTAGCAGAAGCTAAAAGGGAAATAGAAAGTTGAATCTATACGAAATATGCATTCAAGTCTTAGAACATGCTAATAATTGTAATAGAAACTTGGATAACGATATGGATGTTCAATTAATAGCAACTGAGATATATGAGTTGTTTTATGAGCACCAAATGTTTCCAATTGATGATTTACAGGAATATTGGGGTTTCAAAGAAGACTTAGATGAAAACGAATAAACTAGCAGTATACGGCACATTAAGAAATGGAGAGCGAAACACATATAGTGTTAATGGTTTCTCTTTAGTATTTCCGGGTCACAGGATGTTTCCTGCGGCTATGCATGATAGGAACGCCAAGGGAATGGTTGTTGAAGTTATGGATGTTGACAGCTTTGATATAGCAAACTATGATATTTATGAAAGCATAGATACAGGTTTGTATGAAAGAAGAATAGTTAAGGTTCATGATAAAGACAATGTTATTGATGCTTGGATGTATACTATTGGCCCTGCTTTATTGCAAGGCACTAAAGTATTTGAAAGCGTTCCAAAACAAGATTGGTTATCAAAAGAATGTCTAAACCTAAGAAAGTAAACATAAACAAAAACAATGTATCTGAAAAGGAACGAGTCCTTGAGTTAGCTAAAAAAGATATTATATCATTTGGTCAGCTATTTTTACCAGACGACTTTATGAAGTCTACTCCTGCGGCATATCATTATGAATTAAATAACTTATTGTTAGATGAAACTAAAAAAAGAAACTGCATTATACTTCCTAGAGGGCACAGTAAGTCTACGTTAGCTAAAACTGCACTACTGTATAATTTATATTTTAACCCAGAAGGTAAAAAAGAATTTATAGCTTGGGTAGCTGAGGAACAATCTCAGGCAATAGACCACATAAAATACTTACAAAATCATATAGAAATAAATCCAGCTCTTAATTATTATTTTGGAGACATACAGGGAAGCAAGTGGACTGAAAAAGAATTTACTACAAGTAAGGGAGATAGGGTTATTGCAAAGGGAACATCTCAAAGGCTACGTGGTCGTTCTCAGCTAGGATTGAGATATACAAAAATTATACTTGATGACTTTGAGTCAGAGTTAAATACTAAAACACCAGACAGAAGAAGAGAGATTAAAGAATGGGTTATGTCAACAGTAGAGCCTGCTCTTGAGAACTCTAAAGGTAATGAAGGTTCTATATGGCTAATTGGAACAATAGTTCACTATGATTCTTTTTTACAAGGTATATATGATGGATACGTAGAAGCAGAAAGGGATAAGCGTAGTTACGCTTGGGATGTTATGTACCACAAGGCTATAGACTCAGATGGCACAGTTCTTTGGCCTAGTTACTTTTCAAAAGAAAAACTTTTAGATATACGCAGAAGATTTGAAGATGTTGGATTATCACATAAATTTGCACAAGAATATTTAAATGAAGCTAGAGATTTAGAAAATGCTAAGTTTAAAACAGATAGACTTCAGTATTATGACCATGAGTTTGAAAGCAGAGATGGATACGCTTATCTTGTAAATACAAAAGATGCTATACCTGTAAATATATACATGGGTGTTGACTTAGCTTATGAAGCTACAGAGTCAAGTGACTATCAAATTATAATGGTTATAGCTATAGATAGTGATAGAAATATATATGTTGTAGATTATATGAGAGAACATATACCTTTATATGATATGCCCGAGCAAATACTAGAATACGCTAGAGAGTTTTCTCCTGTAAAGCGAGTTAATGTTGAACATGTGGGTGCTCAAGGTATAATAAAAGATGCTGTTAATAGCCTGTCTGGTAAGGAAAGAAAGGTAGCTCCGGGAATAGCATTGGGAGTAAGGCCTCCTAGTGGTATTAAAAAAGAAGATAGGTTAGAGTCTTTGCTTGCACCTATTGTAAATAGAAAGAAAATGTTTATTAAAAGAACTCATACTAGCTTGGTAGATGAAATGTTTCAGTTTCCTAAGGGGAAGAATGACGATATACTTGACGGCTTGTGGTATGCTATAAATAAAGCTAGACCACCTGTAAGCAAAAGATTTGATGCATTAGATTTTCTTGAAAACAAAACAGTAAAGTCTGTATCAAGGACAACCAAAAGAGTTATATCTTGGGTTACTGGTCAAAAAATATAATAAAGTACTTGCATTATATAATAATAGTTTAGTATATTAAACACTAAAAAGGTAGGTGTATCTATTTCTAGTATACGAGAATTAGAAAAGAACGAACAACAGAAGTCCGAAGTAAATAGACAGTTGTGGAGAATGTGGAGAGATGCTAGGTCTGAATGGGATGTAGAAGCTAGGGACTCTGTAGACTTTTTTCTAGGTAATCATTATTCACAAGAAGAGTCAGATGCATTAAGAGCAGTTGGCCAAGGTGATTTTGTTATTGACCGTGTTTATGCGGCAATAGAAAAACTAAAATCATTATTGACTTCTAGGTCTCCTAAGTATAGTGCTGTAGGTAGAGAAGATTCAGACAGTAGAATATCTAATGTTTGGAGAACTATACTTGAGTACATATGGGATATATCAGATGGAGATACTCAGTTTAAACAAGCTGTTCATGATTACGCTACTGCAGGTATGGGTTATATGTATGCTTATATTGACCCAGAAGCAGATTACGGAAGAGGTGAAGTAAAGTATACTTACTTAGACCCATTTAGAGTTTATGTAGACCCTGCATCAAGACATCGTTATGCAGATGATGCGTCTGGAATTATACTGTCTACTATATTAACTGAAGACCAACTTGTAAACATGTATCCTCAAGTTGAACCTTTTTTAAAAGACCTAGAAACATATTACGATGAAGAAGATTATCCTGAGTCTGGAAGAAAGAATTCCTCTCAGTCTTTTACTCCAGACGTTGCATATGAATCAGAATACAATAGGATTAATAAATATAGAATCTTAGAAAGATTCATGAAAGTTAAAGTTCCTTTCTATAGAATATTTAACAAGCAAGATGGTTCTGAAGTTATACTAGATGTTGAAAAGTATAATCAATTTATTGAATCAGAAAATGCTCAGTTACTAATAAAAGCTGAGATGATAGAGATAGTAGAAGTAACTCAAACAAGAATTAAAGTTTGTGCAACTGCAGGTAATATTCTCTTGTATGAACAAATATTAAACACAGACATATATCCGATAATTCCAGTTCCTAATATATGGACAGGAACTCCTTATCCAAAGTCTGATATATCAAAAGTTAAAGACTCACAAAGACTTTTGAATAAGCTTTTCTCTCTCACTCTCTCGCACGCTCAAGCCTCTGCTGGACTTAAGTTAATGGTTCCAGAGGGTAGCGTAGATGATTTGGGGCAGTTAGAACAGGATTGGGCTAGACCTAATGCTGTCATACCTTATAACCCTGAGTTCGGTGCACCTCACTTCCCTGCCCCACAATCATTGTCTGGAGAGTTTTATAATTTAATGAGTAGAATAGAGCACTATATAGATTTAAGTTTTG